TGCAAATTCACTTCTCCTGATTTCTATACAGAGGACAGACACTTTCTAAAAGACCTGGCGCAGCGCCTTCAGTGGTTCATTGAAGAAGCTGAAGAACAGATCATGGTGGTAAACATGCCACCACGACATGGCAAATCACGCACAGCAACCAAGTTTGTGCAATGGTTGTTTGGCAAGTATGGTTCACATATCAAAGTAATGACAGGTTCATACAATGAAACACTGTCCGGAACCTTTGCAAAGCAGGTTAGGGATTGCATAGCAGAGAAACCAACATTGGGTGTGACAGTATACCATGATATATTTCCTGATACTGCAATCAAGTATGGTGAAGCATCTGCATCCAAATGGGCATTGGAAGGAAGCGAACAAGCAAACTATCTTGCCACATCACCAACAGGAACAGCAACAGGTTTTGGATGTAACATCATGATCATTGACGATTTAATCAAGAATGATGCAGAAGCATATAATGCGACAAGGCTGCAAGCATTGATTGATTGGTTCACAAACACAATGTTGTCAAGAACAGAAAACGGATTCAAGTTGATTGTTATTATGACAAGATGGTGCAATGATGATTTGGCCGGATATATCCTTGCAAACTATGACAATGTAATTCATATCAACTACAAGGCAGTGCAGGATGATGGCACAATGCTTTGTGAAGATATACTGTCAAAGAAAGATTATGAACTGAAAACAAAGAACATGAACAAGGACATTGTTCTTGCAAACTACCAACAGGAGCCAATAGATGTGAAGGGCAGATTGTACACATCATTCAAAACATACACAGAGGTTCCAAAGGATGGCACAGGAAAACCATTATTCAGGTATATATTGAATTACACGGACACTGCTGATGAAGGCAGTGATTTTTTATGTTCAATTTGCTATGGAATGTATGAAGGTGCTTATTACATCCTGGATGTGCTATACACGAAAGAGCCAATGGAAGTGACGGAACCTGCAACAGCAAAGATGCTGACGAAACACAATGTTGGTTGTGCATTGATAGAATCAAACAATGGTGGTAGAGGATTTGCAAGGAATGTTGACAGGGAATGCAAGGAACTTGGAAACAAACATACTGTTGTGAAATGGTTCCACCAAAATCAAAACAAGATTGCAAGAATACTATCCAACAGCACATCTGTTATGAATAACGTGTATTTCCCGGTGAATTGGGAAGATTTATGGCCGGAATTTGCAAAGGCTATGAAAACATACCAAAGGGAAGGCAAAAACCTAAATGATGATGCACCGGATGCTGTAACAGGTGTATATGAGAATCCGAAACCTAAAGGAACATGGCTTGTCTGATAGGCAGACAGGGGCAGGAATAGGCCTGAAATAACAAAGGCAAGGAAATATCCATAAACCAAATAAAATGCAAATATGAAGCGATTTGAAAGGGGTGTATAAATGCTTACAACAGACGAAATCAAACAATTTTTAATCGAAGATGAAGGTTCGATTTTAAAGAAAAAGGCTGCCGAAGGTGATAGATATTACAATGGCGAACATGACATATTAGATTGCAGGATGTTCTATTGGAATGCAGATGGCGAATTGGTAGAAGATGATACCCGGTCAAATGCTAAAATACCACATCCATTCTTCACAGAGTTGGTAGACCAAGGAACACAATTTGTATTATCAGGTGATGAACAAATCATTTGTTCTGATGATGAACAATTGCAGGCTGAAATGGATGCGTATTTCAACAAAAACAAGCGATTCAGAACCGAACTTTCAGAAACAATCACAGGTATGCAGAGCAAAGGTTTTGACTATCTGTATGGATTCATAGGAAAGAAAGGTAGGCTTGAATTTGAAAATGCTGATTGCCTTGGTGTTGTTGAAGTAGAAGGAAGATTTGCAGAGGATGGAAAAGACCAACGCATCTATAAATATGTTGACAGAATCGACAAAGATGGCCATACACAATGGAAAATCCTTGTTATGGATGATGAAAACACATATTACTACAAACAAACCGATAATGGCGAAATTGTAGTGGATGATAGTGTTGAAATAAATCCAAAGCCACACGCAGCATATATGAAGGATGGGAAGTTGTACAAGAAAGATGTTCGATTTTTGCCATTCTTCCGGCTTGACAATAACAAGAAGCGGAAAAGCCTTTTGGTGGCTGTCAAAGCATTGATTGATGATTATGATATCCATGCATCTTCATTGACAAACAACCTGATTGATTTTGATACACCACTTCATGTTGTAAAAGGTTTCATTGGTGATGATTTAACAGAACTGCAACAGAACTTGAAAACAAAGAAGATAATTGGGTTGGATGAAAATGGCGGTGTTGAAGTTCACACAGTAGATATTCCATACCAGGCAAGGAAAGAAAAACTTGAATTGGATGAAAAGAATATTTATAGATTCGGCCAAGGTTTGAACACACATGGTTTGAAAGATACCAATGCAACAACCAATATTGCAATCAAGGCATTGTATTCATTGTTGGAATTAAGATGCAAGAAGATAATCGAACAGTTGGAATTGTTCTTGCAGGAAATAATTGAAGTTGTTTTGGTAGAAATAAACGACAAGCAAAAGACAGACTACAGCATTGATGATGTTTATTTCAATTTCAAACCTGAAATAATGTCAAACGAACAGGAAAATGCACAGAATGCATATACAGAAGCACAGGAACAGCAGACAAGAATCAATACATTGTTAGCAGTGGCAGCATACCTTGACAATGAAACACTTATGAAGGCCATTGCAGAATTGTTGGATTTGGATTGGGAAGAAATCAAAAACAAGATTCCTGATCCAAACGAAGCAGAAAATGCATTGAAGGATGCACAGGGGGCATTGGATGGTGTAGAAGCAGGTGGTGTAATTGAATAAAAGACAAAAAGAGTTGCAACAACAATATCTGAATAACGAAAAAGCAGTGTTGCGGAAGTTGGAAAGCAATTACCGGGATGCCCTTGCAGAAATCAATTCCAAGATTGAATTGCTGATGGCAAGACAAGATGCAGATATGCAGCACGTTATATATCAGATTGAATATCAACGTGCATTAAAAACACAGATTCAGGCCATTCTTGAAACCTTACAGGCAAATGAATTTGAAACTGTTTCTGAATATCTCACACAATCATATGAAGATGGCTTTATTGGTACCATGTATGATTTGCAGGGGCAGGGCATACCATTGATATTTCCCATTGACCAAGAACAGGTTGTGGATGCAATACAGCATGAAACAAAGCTGTCTGAAGATTTGTACACTACAATGGGGCATGATATGAAAGACCTGCAAAAGAAGATATCCGGTGAAATCAGCCGGGGATTGTCAAGCGGTCAAATGTATTCAGAGATAACAAGGAACATTGCATCATGGGCAAGAATCCCTAAAAACAGGGCAATGACCATTGCAAGAACAGAAGCACACAGAATACAGACCAAAGCATCAATGAATGCCTGTAACAAGGCAAAATCAAAGGGTGCGGATGTGGTTAAACAATGGGATGCTTCATTGGACAGCAAAACAAGGGATTCACACGCAAAGGTTGACGGAGAAATCCGGGAATTGGATGAAAAGTTTTCAAATGGCCTTGAATATCCGGGCGATCCAAAGGGAAGGCCGGAAGAAGTCATAAATTGCAGATGTGCATTGCTGCAACGTGCAAGATGGGCATTGGGTAACGATTACACAAAATGGTCGGAAGATGCAGAGGTTATCACAGATGATGAAGGCACAACACAATTTGTGAAAGTTGATGCAAATAGTTATAAGGAATTCAAAGGATTCTACAGAGATATAACAAACCAAATGACAATGAATTTTGAAAACGGAAATAAAAATCGTGTCCGGTCAAGTGTACAAAAGATGAAACAAAATGCAACCAATAATATATCAATGGCTGCAAAAGAAAATTCTATTAAATGGCAACCAAAAGGCGATAAAATATCAAATGCTTCCTACAAAGAAATTATGGCTTACGCAAGAAGCAAAAATGTTGAATTGTCAGGTTTTAAACAATATGATGGCAAGATTGAAACTATCATGCAATTAGTAGATGATGCGGATTCAGTTATGAGATTATACCCAGGACTAAAAACAGGAAAAAACAAAGTGATTTTAGAATTGGATAGATTGATGGATAGTGAAGATTTCGCAAAAACGATTGGGCATATCATACATATTAACGCAGATGCATTCCGAAACACCGACCTGTTGAATGGTGAATATTTGAAAGCAGTAAAAGATAAATGGTTTGTACAAGGAACCGATTATCATGCTATTGTCAAACATGAAATTGGCCATGCGGTTGCAAATAGATACAACATCAATGGATTGGAAATTGCAGAAAGAATAACAGGAAAAAAAGGTGCAAATTTAACAGAATTTCTTGAAGAAAATCT